GTATTTACCATATATTAAACTTTTATGGTCTGATAGAGAATAATTAGCTTTTATTTCATCATATCTTTTTCTTTGTTGTTCAGTTAAATCATCAAGACTTTTAATATTATATTTTGCCATCAATTCTTTATCAACATCAATAGCATCAATATAGTTTCTGAAATAATTAAGTTGCCAAACACCTCTTTCAAAATGAGGAACTTTATAATTATTAAGAACATTAATAATATCAGGTTGGCTTATATCAAGATTACCACTATCAGTTTGGTCAGTGTATATTCTGAGAATATCACCAGAATATCTGTTAGTTTCATCATAAGTACCATCACTAGTAAAAGGTTCAGCCATTCTACTAAGACTTACATCTTCATATTTGATGTTTTTGTTTAGAACATATCTAACAGACTCTAACATACGAGGTATTCCATACTCTGCGTTAAATATAATATCAAATACAGAACTTTGAATAGCAACAGGTTTTGTTTTACCATTCTTATCTTGTACAGTTACAACTTCGTGATTGTCAGGAAAACCAAAAGTATTATTAGCAAGATATTGATAATCTCCAATGTTAGTTCTACTATATTTATAAATATTATTCTTAACAACTTTATCAAAGAAATAAGCATTGTTCTTAGTATTGATACTTTCTGTGAAATAATAATCATGAGTACTAATATACCTTTTAGAAGTCATATTGTAACTAAACGTAGCATAATCATCTTTAATATCATCAGAAGAAAATCTTATACATATAAGAACTCTATCATGTTTGAAATCAGTTATAAATCTAATATCTTTAATAGTTTTATTATCTATCCAATTAATAATATCAAGAGTAATATCATTAAACTTGTTATCATCAAAATTATAAATACGTTTATTAGCAGAATCAAAAAACCAATAACCATTATGATTAACACACCAAGCATCAGGAAGTTGAAGTCCACCAAAACCGTGCTGAGCAGTAAATAGTTCTTTAGGCTCTACATCAAACAAATCAGGAGTAGCAAGTTGAATTTCTTGGTTCTCTGTTTTAAGCATACTATTCTTATCCATTGCAAGAAGAGAATGTTCAGTATGTATATAAAACATATTACCAATACCTAAAAGATTAGTAATATTACCTTTATTTTTATTAATAACCTTATAAGCATTGGTACCAAAAAATCTCCAATTATTTTCTACAGATTCATCTTGTATTACATTACTTCGACGAATAATAGATTTTCTAACTGATGTATCACGTCTATTAGCATTAAAATTGGTATATTGTTTATGTACTTGTTCTTTGAAATCAATCTTATATTCAATCAAATTAGTAGCATTAATAGGTTTAACTACTGTATTAATTGTTTTAGTATGATTCTTAGAAGTAGATTCTCCAATTACACCAACAAGAATTTCAGGTTCTTTTTTAATACTAATAGCATCAAGATTAAAATTACTAAACTTTCTAAATGTATAAAGTTTAGCATAATAATCTTCTTTAGTAGTAGGTTCTTTAGCAATATTATTATTGCCATCAATATCATAAACCTTACCTGTATTATCATCAATGTAAATAGCTCTTGTGTACTTCAGATATTTATCTACAGTAAGAAAAGCAGGAAGATTATAATCTTCATTTACTACAGGATTTATATCAGGATTATCAAGACCTGCATGGTCTATATCTTCTTCTTCAATTTCCCAATCATCTCCTTTAATTTTATTAGGATATGTAGGAAATTCACCATAAGAGTAAACATTACCTTTCTCAGTAGCAACTACTGGACCAAAAGGAATAAGAATTTTATTAGTACCACAATAAACATTTCTATTAAACATTCTAATTTGAGCAACAGAATTAAGTGCTGGTTTAAATACAGTACCATCCATATGAACTAAATCTAAATGAATACAACCCTCACGTCCTGTAGTATTAATTGTAGTTGTATCAAGTTTAGTTTGTATGTTACTTATAGAAATAGAAGATGCTTTAATATAAGCAAAATAAGGTTCATTTGCATCAGCAGTACTATAGTTTCCTGCATCATTAACTTTAGCAATAGTATGATATACTGCACCTATATAGTTATTAAGTCCAATCTCTACATCAGAAGCCTTAAACAAACTATTGTCAGAATCAATACATTTAACAGTAGTAACAATAAGATTTTCAGGTTTTTCATAACTAATAAAAAACCCTACATAACCATCAGGAACAGTAATGTTATTAAAACAAATTGTATTTCTAATAAGTTTATTATCATAAATACTTATACTATTACCTGTAGCAAAAAGAACATCATTATTGTAATTTTTATAATAACCAAACTTACCTATACCTGCAACATTATAATAACTATTAGGATAAAGTTCGTAAATATGTTTATCTTTAAGTTCTTTACATTTAGTTAAATCATCAGCAGCATTTGGAGTAAAACCATCTATATCAATGTTACAACCACCAAGATTACCTATTTGATATTCAGAACTAACACCTATTGGAACTCTTGTTGTACCAGTAATTTTAACAACATCAGGTACAGAAGTATCATTGTCGTTTTTAATAGGAAGACCATTAGTAAAAGTACCATCTTCTCTTACATAATGAATATAAAACTTATAAACACTATTAGGCATAAGAGAACGTTTAACTTCATCAATGTATATAGACGTAGAATACTTAACGTTAGCTTCAGAAGAAATTTTAATTCTATCTTTACGCATTCTACAATTATATACTTCAGCACTTCTACCGGGACCTTCTAAAACACCTTTGTAATCAAGTACTATATAATTATGAGCATACTCTGTATAATCAGTTCTATTTTTATCATAAAACTTAATAGTAGTATTAGTAAGAAGAAGATAAGCATCACTTATTTTAAGAGTATGATTATTTCTACCACTAACACTATTTTCACCAAAGTACTTACCAAAATGTTGTTTAAGATAAGCAAGTAGTTCTGGATATTCAATTATATGAATAAAATTAATACCTTTTTTAAGTTCTAATTTATACTCGCTTTCACCATTAAAAGTATATACTACAGTATTAAGAGTTTTATTTACAGTACCGATATTATCTTCTTTAATAAAACCAAGACGAGCTTTTACTCTATCAGCAAATACCTGAAGATTCTCATTATAATTAGTTTCTTTGAAGTTAGCAATGTAAAGTCTATTTTCATAGTTTTCAATATTCTCTACATTATATAGATTGAAAACATTATCAAGTAAATCATTTACATCAGCTTCTTTATGATTCTTAGCATCAAATGTAAACTCATTATCTTCAGTACATTTAAATGTTCTCCATTTACGAGCAACAATCTTGCCTTCATGTTGAAGAATATAACCTACTTGATAATTCTTATAACTATATGTTTTATTAAGTTTAATTCTAAACTTAAAGTTATAAGGACAATCAGCAAATACACTATTATAAATACCACTTACTTGAGTATGTAATGCTTCATTCTCATTATCACTATTTCCTTTAGAATAACGATGGTCTATAAGAGTTTTGTTTTTAAGAGAAAGAGCATATTGTGGAATACCTATTGGAAACCATTTAGTATAAAAGTTATCACTAATCTCATATCTAATAAAAAAGTAATATAAACCATTAGGCATATTATTACCGAATTCTTTAGATATAAGTTTCATATTAGCAATAGGAATTAAAGGAGCTACTTCATAAGTAGCCTCTAAATCATACTCATTACAAGTATTAAGATTAATAGTCTTAAGAGGAATAGTAATATTAGAAGAAGAATCTTTAGGAGATTCAGCAATACTAATAATAAGTTCCTTATTAACATTATATGTATAAGTACCTTTAATTCTTCCCTCAGACCATTTCCAAGCACACTTTACATCTTCGACAATAATATCAGATGTATTATTTATTTCCTCAAGTCTATAGATATGACTACTCTTGTCATCTTTATCATAAGTAAAAACAACAATTTCTTCTACACAAGGAATAAACCCAACAATCTCTCCTTGAAGACGATTGTCAGGAATTGCTTTAATAAAGCCATCATCATTTGTAATAGCAGTACCATCTTTAGTAATTTTGATATTTTTAGCAAATATCATACTACCATTAGGTACATTATGAGGACTTTTATTCAAATTAAGAGATTTAACTATATCCATATCTTATTATCCTCTGGGTCTAAATGTACTATTATAAAAGAAATTATTCCAACCAGTATTATCTTTACTAATCTTAATCTTAACAGAAGCAGCAGCTCTACTCTTAAGACTATTCCATTGATGAAATGGATTAATAACTTGATTAGGAGAAGTTAGACTATATACTGGATGATGACTTCCTCTACTAAGATACTTGAACAAACAATACCAAGCAAGAGCTTCAAGAAGAAGACCATCGTCATAAATATAAGGAACATCACAATCAAAATAATCATCGTGATAAGTAGCAACCTCGTAAGTTTCAACATCTATAGAATCTGTTTCAAAATTAAGTTCAATACAATTACTTTGTAGAACAAAACCTTTATCTTGATAACCATCACCGACATTGACAACTTTCATAAAGTTTTTACCACTTTTATTACTATCATCAATAACGGCAATTTCCTGTTGTGGAACAGAACCTACATTTCTATTACCACAACAGGAATTATTATTACTAATAGGTTGAATTTCACAACAATTCTTATCATAAACTTTAATCTCAGTTGCATTAAGTTCACAAGGAAATAATGCAAGTCTATCACTAACTTCAAGTGTTCTACGTTTTCGTTCCATTGGTAGAACCTTTAGTTGAGATAGAGCATCAATAGTCCAAGCAGCAACTCGAGGAATCCAATCACTTTCACTAAGATTGAAATCATTATCAATCTTACCTATTAGTCGCTGTATAGTTATGTTTGTCTTGATTTTCATTTCTTATAAAATTAGCATATAAAAGTTTATCAGCTTTATTACATAATACAAGTTTAGTTCTAATATCAACATCTAACTCACAAATCTTCTTTGGGTCATTATCACACATTTCAAGTAAATCATCATGTGTAGTACCTCTAAGTTTAGCTGCTCTGTAATCAGAACTTTCAAATTCTAAATCATACTTAAATTTACATTGAGGATAAAGTAAAGGAATCTCATAATAATACTCATCATTCTTATAAATACGATAATCAACAGCATTATATTCAACTCCTATTCGTCTACAATATTCAGCTTCAGCTTTATTCCAAAGATGTTTACCTTCAGCAATAAGTCTTTCTTTGTTCTTTCTTGTAGCTTCAAAATCAAGCATTGGATAACCACGATGTACCTTGCATCTATTAATACAAAGATAACCAATACGATTACCAAATTGATAAGCCTCACCATCAAGTATCATATGTTTATGAACACCATAATAAAAATCTTTTATTATTTGAGTATAATCTTTATACTTAATAGAAAGAACTCTTTCAGCAAGATGAATTTGCTTTTCAAGATTATAAATAGCTTTATGAAGTTTAGCAAGACTATAAAGGTCATAAAGTTCCATAACCATAACATGATTATCTTGCTTATTAAGGAATAGTCTTTTAGCTATTCGATAAAACTCTCCATTATCATAAGCATTATTTCTAAACTCAATAATATTATTAAGGTCTAATTTATAATGCTCTTTATAATACTCTACATTATTACAAATGTCATCATATAATTCAGCAGCTTGAACCAATAGTTTTTGTCTTTCTTCAGTACATCTATCATACTTTATTTGGAAAGCTCTTTGACAACTATTGTAATAGTCTTTTCTGTTTGTTGGTATATCTTTTATAGCAGCCATATTTTATCCATTATATTTAACACCATCGGGAACTTCATCAGTTTCACGAACATTACTAAGTAAATCTCTCTTATAAATAATATCTTTAATTTTACCAATCATATCTTCTGAAAGAAGAAATTCATTATCACCAAAAGTAACATCCCAATGGTCAACTTCTCCATTAGCTTCCATAATCTCTGTTGGATGTTCAAAAGCCCCTTCAATAATAACATTATCTAAATTAAACTTTTGATTATTACTTGGAAATATATAAAGATAACCATTTATGTAATCATAACAAGCACCACAAAGACCAGGTACATGTTTACGAAAACGAGCAGATGTTTCTTTAATAAAAGGAAATTCTCTATTATATTGCCAACCAATAGAACTAACTCTATCAAAAGGAAGATTATTTGTAAGACGAATTGGAGTAGGAACTTTAGTAGTACTACGTTTAATCTTTCCAACACCGACAACCTCTTTTGGATAATCTATATCTCCGTCATTTACTTCAATAAGAGAAACTCTAAATCTTTGAGTAAGTCCTTTATCAACATATCCGTGATTCTCATAACTCTGTCGTATGAGTTCATTACGAGTATGTAAGATAAGTACTCGAAGATTCTCTCTAAGAACATGATTGTTAGGTTGTTTTAGAGAATGAGCAACTTCACTTACAAGTTGATTAATACTTGCCATATTATTAACATTAAAAATTAGATTTATTCTAACTCCCCCGTAAAGGCAATGTGCAACGTTTACATCTCCTTTACAGGGGAGGTATTGTTTATTATCAGTTTTACTATCTACTTCACTATCAACAATAATAATAGTTTCACTATCATTATCTTTTACTGCCAAATATACAAAAGTTATGGCTATTAGCCAAACAGAACACGCTTGTAGATTGATTTGTGTGCGCACACAACGTGTGATTTGCCTGCTCGATTATATGTTAATCAGCTGACATATAATTAATTAGCCAAATCGAAATTAATATATTAAAATAAATACTCAGCTTAAATGATTATAACCATCATCAAGCTGAGTATTAATAGCAAAAGTTATTATAGTATTTACATCACATCATCTATCTTCTTATAGTCAATATCAAGTTTCTTACATATTGGCTTTAATATCCAAGTCCAAAATACAGGAGCAAGAATAGAACTATTAAGAAGAAGTTTTGGATTATGGTCAATAAAGTAATAAGCAGTACCTATAACAAGAATAGCAGAAATAAGTACAAGACGCTTTCCCCAAACAGGAACAACTTTATCTCCATTAATTTCATCAATAAGTTTGATTATAAGATATGTTGCTACATTAATAATAACACAATATCCAAAATCAAAACTATTAATAATTAGATTAACTATATTTTGATATAATTCAAAATATAGT